TGCTCCATCAATTAAAATGGCAGGCGGAACAGATCCAATGTTGCTTAGAGAGTATGAGCAATATGTTTTTGAAATGCAAGAGATGGGTAGAGAACCAATGGATCTTAAATCATTTATAAGACAAATGTTAGCTGAAGCTAGAATGGGTGTTAAAGATGGTGGTAGAATGAATTACGCACAAGGAACTCCTAAACTAATGGGTAACCCCGCTGTTGTAACTGAAATTAAAAACATGAGAGAAAATCAAATTATGAATCCTGATGTTGAAGATGTTGCAGATTACAAAACTTACTATAAAAAATTAAAAGCACAGGATGAAGAAATTAAAAGAATGCTTGATAAAGTAAAAAAAGAAAAACAAAAACGAGCTAAAGGCGGTATTGCAGGAGTCCTGTAATGCCAGACAAACCAATCCCAAAACCATACACTGTCGAACAATTTAAAAAATCTGCGGATACTTTACTGCAAGGCATTTATGGAACAGGACCATCTTCCAATGACTATCTCATAGGTTTAATTCAAGAAACTTTAGACAAAGGTGTTAAAGAAGGTGTTATCACAATGCAAGAAGGTTTAGGTTTTCTTAAAGAAAGAAAAAATTATTATGACTCTGAACTAGGTAAGCAAGAAGGAGAGAAAAAACGAATGCCTCCGGCTTATGGTGAAGAAGTAGAAGAACGAGTTAATTTTTTAGATGGCGGTGACACTGAATATAATTCAATGGTTACAAAAAAATATATTGAACTTGGTGGCAAAGAAGGCACGGGTATGGATATAGATAAATTTGCAGAAGAGTATTTTCCAAAAATGGCTGAAGGTGGTCGTATTGGTTTTGCAAAAGGTAATGGTGCTGATGACGAATTAGTAATAGTTGAGGCTTATGGCCCTGAAGGAAAAAAATTAGAAAAAACAACTAGATCACATGCAATCAAATATGGATTAACTATAGTTGACGAGAAAGAAATAGATTCATCTGTTTTAAATAAAAAAAATGGTGGACGTATTGGTTTTGATAAAGGCACAATGCCTAAATCTGAGAGATGGATGAGAGATTATTTCTTCAGTGGCAAAGGTGGCTATGATGACAGAATGTCATACCAAGAATTTGCTTTGGGACCAGGACAAGAGTTATTTAAAAGATTTAATAAGAAAAACGGCGGGGTGATGTATGGGAAATATGCAAAACAAATCTTATCTTCGTAAAACATCAGGACCTCCTCCAAAATCAGGACCCACACCTCAGGGCTTGAATATTAACTACAATACTGTTAGAACAGTCAAACATACGGAGAAAATAAATGGCAAACGATACAATCGACAAAGCTCTACCAAACGAGCCTAGAAAAGAAATTTCGCTTCCTGGAGAAGAAGAGATTCAAGAAACTTTAGTAGAAGAAGTTGAAGCAGAATTAGAAAAACCAGGAGAAGTAGAGCAAGTACAAAATGAAGATGGATCAGTTGATATTAACTTTGATCCAAAAGCTGGATCACAAGAAGGTGGTGAAGACCACTATGCAAACTTAGCAGAATTTTTACCCGATGATGTTTTGGAATCATTAGCATCAGATTTAAACTCAAAGTATACGGATTACTCTATGTCAAGAAAAGACTGGGAGAAAACTTATACACAAGGTTTAGATTTATTAGGATTTAAATATGATCAAAGAACAGAACCATTCCAAGGAGCTTCAGGTGCAACACACCCAGTTTTAGCGGAAGCGGTTACTCAATTTCAATCTTTAGCTTATAAAGAATTACTACCATCAGATGGACCGGTAAGATCACAGATTCTTGGATTACAAACTCCAGATAAAGTTCAACAAGCTGATCGTGTTAAAGATTTTATGAATTATCAAATTATGGATCAAATGAAAGAGTATGAACCAGAATTTGATTCTATGTTATTTCATCTACCATTAGCAGGATCTACTTTCAAAAAAGTTTACTTTGATGAAGTAGAAGGTAGAGCAGTTTCTAAATTTGTTCCTGCGGATGATTTGGTTGTTCCGTACACGGCTACCTCATTGGACGATGCGGAAGCAATCATTCATAAAGTAAAAATTTCTGAAAACGAATTAAGAAAACAACAGGTAGCAGGTTTTTATAGAGATATAGAACTAGGAGATGCTGTAGACAAAGAATCAGAAGTAGAGAAAAAAGAAAGAGAACTTGAAGGAGTTAGGAAATCTCAAAACGATGATTTGTATACTTTGTTAGAGTGTCATGTGAATTTAGATCTTGAAGGTTTTGAAGATGAAGATCCACAGACTGGTGAGCCATCAGGAATTAAGGTCCCATATATTGTAACTCTAGCAGAAGGGTCAAGAGAAATTTTATCTATTAAAAGAAATTATGAAATAGGTGATGTAAAGAAAAACAAAATTCAATATTTTGTTCACTTTAAATTTTTACCTGGACTTGGTTTTTATGGGTTCGGTCTAATCCACATGATTGGTGGACTGTCGAGAACAGCGACTGCAGCTTTAAGACAGCTCTTGGATGCGGGAACGTTATCTAATCTGCCAGCTGGTTTCAAAATGAGAGGTATAAGAATTAGAGATGATGCACAATCAATTCAACCCGGTGAGTTTAGAGATGTAGATGCACCTGGTGGAAATTTAAAAGATTCGTTTATGATGTTACCATTTAAAGAACCATCACAAACATTATTACAATTAATGGGTGTCGTAGTTGGTGCAGGACAAAGATTTGCATCTATCGCAGATTTACAAGTTGGTGATGGTAATCAACAAGCAGCAGTTGGAACTACAGTTGCATTATTAGAACGTGGTTCTAGAACTATGTCTGCAATTCACAAAAGAATTTACTCAGCTCTTAAAAATGAATTTAGATTAATGGCTAGAGTATTCAAGTTATATCTACCCCAAGAGTATCCGTATGATGTAGTTGGGGGCCAAAAGATGATTAAACAATCTGACTTTGATGATAGGGTGGATATATTGCCAGTTGCCGACCCCAACATTTTTTCACAGACTCAGCGTATTTCCCTCGCGCAGACGGAATTGCAGCTGGCAACTTCTAATCCGCAAATGCACAACATGTATGCAGCGTACAGAAATATGTATGAAGCTCTAGGTGTAAAAAATATTGATTCTGTTTTAATTAAACCAATGCAGCCAACACCAAAAGATCCTGCATTAGAACACATTGATGCCTTAGGTGGTAAACAGTTTCAAGCTTTTCCAGGGCAAGATCATAGAGCACACATTACAGCTCACTTAAATTTCATGGCAACAAACATTGCAAGAAATAATCCAATGGTTATGGCTTCATTAGAGAAAAATATTTTTGAACATATTAGTTTAATGGCCCAAGAACAGATTGAATTAGAGTTCAGAGATGAATTAGTTCAACTTCAACAGATGCAGCAGATGGCTCAACAGAATCCACAGATTGGTCAACAAGCTATGATGATGCAACAAAAAATTGAAGCAAGAAAAGCTCAACTAATTGCCGAGATGATGGAAGAATTTATGAATGAAGAGAAGAAAATTACTTCACAATTCGACAATGACCCAATTGCTAAGTTAAGATCAAGAGAATTAGACCTTAGAGCAATGGAAAATGATAGAAAAGCTAAAGATGCCGATGAAAGATTTAACCTTGATAAGATGAGAACGATGATGAATCAACAAAATCAAGAAAATAAACTTCAACAAAACGAAGAATTGGCTAATTTAAGAGCTGATACATCCATTGAGAAGACTGTTTTAAGTAAAACACTTCCAAATGCTAAAGACATGATGCCAAATGTTGAGATTTTCAGGAAAGGCTAGTGACAAAAACTAAAAAAACAGTTAAAATAAATTAATTAAGGAGAAAATATGGAAAAACTAGATAAAATTGTTGAGATCCCGTCAGAAGACAAGATGAATCTTGAAATTGACCCAAGATCAAAGACAACAGCAGATGGTGCTTTCAATTATATCGCTAAAGGCGAAGAAGTTGAAGTAAGAGGCACTAAAAGAATGTTAAAAGAGAAGTCTAAAAAAGCTAGATGGATCTAACATGTGGTTATCGGCAATTAAATTAGCCGTTTCTGCTGGAAGTAAAATTTACGCTAACAAGCAGCGAACTAAGATGGCTATGTCAGACGCGCAGTTAATGCACGCTACTAAAATGGCCCAGGGTGAGGAACAATACCAGGGAAAATTATTAGAAGCACGTCAATCAGACTGGAAGGACGAGGCAGTTTTGATAATTTTAAGTTTGCCCGTTTTGGTGCTGGCTTGGGCAGTCGTATCGGACGACCCAACAGCCATGGACAAGGTCCAACTTTTCTTCGATATGTTTTCGCAGCTCCCATCGTGGTTTACAAATTTATGGATACTTGTCGTGGCGAGCATCTATGGTATAAAGGGTACACAAATATTTAGGAATAACGGAGGAAAAAAATAATGAGAAACTATTACAATAAAGGTGGCCCAACTTTAACTAAGGCACAAAAAACTTTACCAAAAGAATTACAGAAAAAAATTATAATGGCTAAAGGTAAAAAGAAAAAGAAAACACCTAGAGAAAAAGCAATAGGAATGGCATAATGGCTAAACTCTGTCCAAAAGGGAAAGCAGCAGCGAAGCGTAAGTTCAAGGTATATCCTTCGGCGTACGCAAACATGTATGCGTCAGGAGTTTGCTCTGGTAAAATTACACCAGGTGGTAAAAAAGGAAATCGTAAAAAAGCTATGGGCGGCGGAATGATGCGTGATGTATATCATGGTGGCGGATTAGCTAGAAGAAAAAGAATGGGCTGTGCATAATGGGTCTAAGAAAATGGGTATCGGAGAAATGGGTGGACATTGGAGCACCAAAGAAGGATGGGAAGTATCAGCCATGCGGGCGCTCAAAAGGTTCGAAGAGAAAATATCCAAAGTGCGTACCACTTGCAAAAGCCACACGGATGACAAAGTCGCAAAAGGCGAGTGCTGTCAAACGAAAGAGAGCTGCAGGTAATCCTGGAGGCAAACCAACTAACGTTGCAACATTTACAAAAAGAACTAAAAAATCTATGGGTGGATATACAGGACCAGCAATTAATTCTGATTACGCTGGAGTAAAATTAAATAATCCATCTTATGCAAAATATTATAAAGGTATGATCTAATGAATTTAGAAAAAGATTTACAAAAATTAAGAAAAGAAAAAGCATTAAAAGAATCTGCTATTGCTCAACTTAGAAAAAGAAGTAAAGATTCTTTAGCTAGACCAAGAGCAGAAAAAAATATTTTATCAACTAACCCGGAGATGCAAAAAATATAATGGTAAGAGGATTAAAAAAAGTAGCTAAAGGTTTAGAAAAAGCATCAAAGACACATGCTAAACAAGCTAAGATAGTTAAAAAACATATTAAGAAAATGAAACCAAATGCGAAGACAAGATAAACAACCACCTAAAACTAAAAAATATTTTAGAAAAACTGAATCTGGTGCAGGTATGACTAAAGCAGGTGTTGCTAGATACCGAAGAGAAAATCCAGGTTCTAAATTAAAAACAGCTGTGACTGGTAAAGTTAAATCAGGATCAAAAGCTGCAAATCGTAGAAAGTCATATTGTGCACGTAGTGCAGGACAAATGAAAAAATTTCCGAAAGCAGCAGCAGATCCTAATTCTAGACTACGTCAGGCTAGAAGAAGGTGGAAGTGCTAGACAGATTTATCTATAATTTTTTTGGAGGATTGGATAGTGCTATTGCTAAAATAGAAACGTATGCTATTAAATGCACTGAATGGTGTTGGCATTCAAGAGTTAATTTATTAAAGAAAAGGAGAAAGAAAAATGATGGACGACGAACTAGTATACATAAGTAAAATACAAAAATATTTAAAAGAAGCCTATCAAAATATTGGAGACAGCATGATTGCTGGAGGTATTGACAATATGGAAAAATATAAGTATATGATGGGACAGGCACATGCCTATTTAAAAATATCTCAGGAAATCTCTAACCTGCTAAAACCAAAGGAGCCAGAAAATGATAATAAAAGACCAGACAACGTCGTCGACTTCGGATTCGACAAAGACTAAACCAGCGCTATTAGATAAATATAAAGATGATCATCAAAAAGAGGTTGATGGTTATGAGCGTTTAAAAACTAAAGAAACAAACAAATTACCAAATCCAACTGGATGGAGAATGTTAGTTCTCCCATTTAAGATGCCAGAAAAAACTAAAGGTGGATTGTTCCTGGGGCAGGATACATTGGAGAGACAACAAGTTGGTTCAACTTGTGGACTTGTATTAGCTATGGGACCACACTGTTATGATAAAGATAAATTTCCAGAAGGACCTTGGTGTAAAAAAGGCGACTGGATAATTTTCGCAAGATATGCTGGATCAAGAATTCAGATCGATGGCGGGGAAGTTAGATTGCTAAACGACGATGAAGTTTTAGCAACCATCGAAAACCCTGAAGATATACTTCATCAATATTAATCATAGGAGAAAACTATGCCAAACGTAGAAGAAAATAAAACAGTAGATATCGATACATCTGGTCCAGGTGCAGAGGTAGAACTGCAAGATGAAAAAGATGAATTAGTAGTTGATACTGAAGCATCAAATGAAGAAAAAACGGAACAACCTTCCGAGGACAAAACGTTTGAAAACGAACGTGAGACTAAACTAGACGAGGCTACGACAGAGGATAAAAAAGAAGATGATAATGAGTTAGAGCAATATTCTAAAGACGTTAAGAAAAGAATATCTAAACTTACTCATAAATGGAGAGAAGCAGAGAGACAAAGAGAAGAAGCTTTAACGTATGCTGAAAAAATGATTTTAGCTAAAACAAAAGCTGAAGAAAAACTCTCGAAGCTTGAACCAGGATACTTGAAGTCTACAGAAGATAGTATTACTTCAGGTGTACAAGCAGCTCAAGCCAAACTAGCAGCAGCTAGGGAAGCAAATGATTTAGCGGCCGAAGCAGAAGCTTTGACATCTATATCTGAGTTAGGATACAAAAAAGCTAAACTTGAGGAAACGAAAGTTGCTCAAGAAGAGTATAACAAGAAACAGGAATCAAGACCTGCTTCTGATATTAACTTAAATAGACAACCAGTGGCAACAGGTACACCTGATCCAAAAGCTGAAACATGGGCTACTAAAAACTCATGGTTCGGTCAAGATTCAGCTATGACTTACACTGCTTTTGATCTACATAAAAAGTTAACAGAAGAAGAAGGGTTTGACCCATCAAGTGACGAATATTATGTTGAAATTGACAAGAGAATAAGACTTGAATTTCCCCATAAATTTGGTACAACAGAACCTACGGAAACGACTAAGCCTGTCCAACAAGTTGCTTCGGCAAAACGTACGACAAAATCTAGTCGCAGAACTGTAAGACTCACACCTTCACAGGTAGCAATTGCTAAAAAATTAGGTGTGCCACTTGAAGAGTATGCAAAACAATTAAATATCACGAAGGAGGTATAAGCATATGGAAAATAATAACGATAAAAGAACCTCACGTGCGAGTCAAACAAGAGAAAAAACTTCTCAGAAAAAAGTTTGGACTCCACCATCATCTTTAGATGCACCCCCTGCGCCAACAGGTTTTAAACATAGATGGCTAAGAGCCGAGTCTTTAGGATTCCAAGATACTAAGAATATTGCTGGAAGACTGAGATCTGGATACGAATTGGTTAGATCCGATGAATATCCTGATGGCGATTATCCAATTGTTGAAGACGGTAAATACAAGGGAGTGATCGGAGTTGGTGGCCTAGTGCTGGCTAGGGTACCGGAAGAAATCGCAAAACAGCGTAATGAATATTATGCTAGACAACATGAAGACAAGGTAAAAGCTGTCGACAACGATTTAATGAAGGAACAGCATCCCGACATGCCAATCAATATTGAAAGGCAGTCACGTGTAACCTTCGGTGGTACAAAGAAAAGTTAATTTTTTAACAATTCCTTAACCGCTGGATAAACTTAACCCGTGAGTGAAAACTCACATAAGGAGAAAATATAATGGCAAATAAAGACGCAGCTTTCGGTTTGAGAGCAATCGGAAAAGTTGGCCAGAATAGAGACAACCAAGGTTTATCCGAATACGATATCGCAGCATCTGCAACAGCGATTTACCAAAATGACCCTGTCGAAATGGCAGCCACTGGTACAATCACTGTAGCGGCAGCAACAGATACTCTATTAGGATCACTTAATGGTGTTTTCTTTACTGATGCTAACACAAGCAAGCCTACATATGCTAATCACCTTAACGCATCTAACACTGCAACTGACATTGTTGGATTCGTATC